CTCGACGAGGTTGTTGTGCTTCTCGACTTTCTTCTCGAGCTGTTCGATCCTGTAGACCAGTAGCTTGCTGTTCATGAGCGCCACTATCACATTTGACAAGATAGCGAGCCCGCCTGTAATCAGTGCTACCATTACTGCATCTGTCATATAAAGCCTCCTTATGCTATTCTTATCGCATGTATGTATGAGCCGTACGGGTTGGTGTTTGTCTGTGTTGAACCTGTCGGCATTGTGAGCTGTGAGCCACTGTTCTGTAATACGTTCAAATACCACGTCGTTGATGACGCTGTTACTGTCACTATCTTTGTCCACTCTTGCTGGAACACTGTTCCGCTCATGTTCTGTGCAAAGAAGATGACGTCTGCGTTCGTGGTCGTAATGGACGCTGTTGTGGTATGTAACTTACCGCACCTGTACCCTGTCGTGTTCGCAGGCCACCTTAAACCGCAACAAACAACCCACGTCCCTTTCGGAAGTGACAGCGAACAGATGTTGGTGGCTGTCGATGTGTTTACCGTTACAGTACTGGTGTTTCTCGCAGTCAGTGTCGAGCCTATCGCTGTGGTGTGGTCTGCTATTGTCAAAGACTTGACCGTTAAATCGGTGGACGATGTGATGTCAGGTTCCGCTCCGATGTCGGCGCAGGTCAGGTTTACATTCCCTGTCCTGTACGTGCCTTCGGAATTACCTTTGACACCTGTCACTCCCCCACCGCTCGATGTGGTGTCGAGTTTCGTCTGAATCCCGAGCGCCTCTGACAGCGTGGTCGAAAGCGCTCCGAGTTCCATCTCGTCATACCTGTCTGACAGTACGTCCCATACCACCTTTACTATCTTGAACGTGCCTGAGACGTTGTAGTCAGGAAAGTACACTTTGATCGTGTCGCATAACTGGCACTTCATCAGGTTCTCGAACTGGTCATAGCCCAAGTCCTGAAGCCTGACGAACGAGACCTTGATATTCTGCACAGGCAGGAATGGATTGTTTGTCTGCATCAGGTCTGAAGCCATCTGCTCGACCTGTGCCTTAGTCGGCTTGCTGTCGAACTTGTCTGTCACGTCCAATGGAACGCACTCGCCATGACCGCCTGCCGTGATACCAGTGCTGTCGACCTTGTCGCCGATAACATACTCGTCACCGTTCTTCCAGTACGGGATGACGCTCATGTACGTGCCCTGTGAGTCGGTCTCGTCGCTGAACTCGGTCATGTTCACGCCGTAGCGGATAGCAAAGTTCCTGTACACGCCTCTTGAATTGTGCAGGTACACGCTCCACACATCCCACTCGAACTCACCGCCGTACTGGTCCAGTATCGAGCCCTCACTCCCTCCGAGCATGGACCTGACCGTTCTCGGCTGTCCGTCGAACATAATGAAGTCCGCTGTCGAGGAAACGTCCGTGTCATAGTTGAACGGGTTGGTCGGTACTGCGTATGTCTTCATGTTTGACATCGCCGCACCTGGTCCGAACGCCGCCATAGCACTCGTGTTCATTGTGAGGTAACTCTGTCTGTAACTTATGTGCACGCAGTGGAACGTGACTATCTTGTCTATCGGCTTGGTATATGACACGATGTCGAACGGCTGTATGTCACCGTTGTCGTCGTGCTGTACTCCGATTATCCGTCCGACCTGTATTGAATCGAATCTCACGCCGTCTGTCGGATATTCAAAGTCGCACTCGTATATGCCGTTGCGCTCCTCTGTGACCTTGCAACTGATACAGTCACGAAGCCGTCCGAGCCCGTTGGAAGTGAATGACACTTCGTCTTTTTCGTATAGAATAGGTATCATACTGTCACTCCCTTATATCCTCCACCAACGTGGTACGACTTTGAACGATGTTATGGTGTTGTCATAGGTTATGGTGTTTGAGCCTGACGCAAGTGTTGGCAACTGTGCAGGCAAGGTGACAACATTGTCCATAGATACTGGAGTACCGCTATCCTCGTTCCATGCCTCGCCGATGTCTAAGTCGATATACAACGGGTTGCCACTTACCTGTTTTGTGGAATCGCAGTACAAGCCATAATACCTTATCGTCTTACTGCCAATAACAGACGAACCAACTGCCGTCGCTGTGGCTGTGTATGTGAATGTGGTCCCACTATATGCAATAACAAACGAGACAGAACCAGTATATGACGTCCCGTTTATCGTTAGGTTATATGTGCATGAAGCCGTATAAGACGCAGATGTATTATATGAGAATGCAAAACCGTCGGGGCATAATATCACATATCCATATCTCGGGTTTTGCAGGTTTGCGCTTGCTGTTGCGTTAGTTACAGACAATATGTTCAGGTTTGAAAAAGTGTCTGTGTTTACCGCCGCACTTATAATCACCTCGACTTCTGGTAATCTGTTACATGTAATAAGGTCACCGTTATTAATGTTTGTGGTATTATAAAGGCTTTGGGTAGTAGAGTTGTACCCCCCTCCTTCATCTGCCACCTGTATGTTGCCGAGTGGGATATTCTGTATGCTTATCATCCCGCCACCAAGCGTTATATCTCCATACCCCTTGACCTGAAGCTGTGGCTTTGCATCAAACAATGTCGGATTCGTTATCGTGCCATTGTTCGCTACTGCGACTGCCGTGTCTCCTGTTGTCAGGAAGCGCTGTGGCTTGCAGGTGAAGGTGATGTCAAACTCACCTGCTTTGAGCTGTGTAGATGTCACCTCAAGCCCGCTCTTGTACACCGCAAGTCGGTATTCGTCAGGATGATATTCGTCCTGAAGAACACAGTAGCCCTGACGTGAACAGAGCATATTACGGAACGACGATATGCCGTCCGCAAAGTCTTCCTCGTTGTCAGCAAATATCCCTGCAGGATATGTGACCTCGATGTTCTCGAAACGCTCATGATCAAGTGCGAACGCTCCGTTTCGACCTGGTATCGTCACCATTTCGACATCGCGCTCAGGCGCATTGTACACAGCCTCACCTGTTATGTATATCCCGTAGTTGCGGGACGAGTAACCGTCAAATGTCAGCGCTTTGAATAACGCCCCTGTCTTTGCTACTGCCACGCTAAACGCCTCCGTTTCTGCATCTCGATTATCTTCTGCTCGACCGCAAGAGCAAGCTCGTTCACGCTCATATTGTCAGAGCCGTATACGTTCACGACCATTCCACCCTGAAGCTCCGACATCTTGTCCCAGAGCTTGTCCAGAGGAACGACCGCTTCAGGTCCCGCTTCACCGATACCTGCAAGAGTCGGACTGTTAAAGATACCGCCCTTTGCGTACCACTTGATAGAAAGCGACGGGATCTTGCCTTTCACGAGGTCGCCGATGTTCCACCCCTTAGGACTGATACTGAAGTGTGGAAGCGGTATATGCGGACTCTTAACGCTGAAGCCAAAGAAGCCCTTGATCTTGTCCACGATACCCTTGATAGCGTTCTTTGCCGTCTCGAACGGATTTACAAGAGCGCTCTTCACCTTTGCGAATATGCCTTTCAGCCTCGCCACCGCTGCAGTCGCCGTGTTGAATATCGCCATGAATGTGGCGGAGAATATAGTCGCAAGCGACTTCACTACCGCACCGACTATCCGGATGGCGGCGCTTATTACTGTCAGCGCTACCTTCAGGCGTCCGGCAAGCAGTTTAGCCACGAGCTGGATGACTGGAGTCAGAGCCTGAAATACCGGCGCGAGCTGATTGGCTACTTCCGCTACCGTGTCTTTTATAGTTGCGAACAGCGTCTTGAACACGCCGAGTAACTGTTGAATCACTGGTAGGAATATCTGTCCAAGCGACGTAATAAGCCCCATTATGGTTTCACGGAACGTCGTGCTCTGTGCCAGCGCCGTTGCCACCACAGCAACGATACCCGCTATCGCAGCGCCTATCGCTATCATCGGTGCCGTGATCCCCGCGAGAACTCCCGCTACCGCTCCCGCTGCAGTTGCTAACGCTCCGAACAGTAAGAGCGCCGGCGCTATGGCTGCTACGAGTAAACTAACTCCGCCGACTATCGCAAGGATGACCGGATCTATGCCGGAGATCCAATTAGCGAACTTGCCGACGAGCTCAACTACTTTCTCAAGTACCGGCTCGAGCACTCCCGCAAGTGAAGCGCCGAGCGACTGGAACGCTAATACTCCGACAGACTTTATCGTGTCTATCTGATTATTGAACTCGTTGGCCTTGTCGAGTGTCTCCTGATCAACGAAGTCGAGCCCGTATTTCTGCATGGTCTCGGCTACCCTCTTGTAGGTTTCTCCGCCGTCAACGATGAGCGGGTTCAGCTCGCTCGCGGACTTGCCGAACAGGTCCATAGCGAGAGCGTCACGCTCGGTCTCGTTACCCATTTTGCCGAGCGCCGAAATAGCGTCCTGAAAGACTTCATCATTGTCACGAAGCGAGCCGTCCTCATTCGTGATAGATACGCCGAGTTTCTCGAACGATTCTGCAGCACTCGCCGAGCCCTTTGCGGCATTACCCATCGTCTTCGTCAGCTTGACGTGCGCTTTCGTGATGGTGTTCACGTCAACGTCAACGAGCTTCGCCGCCGCCGCATATAACTGCAACTGTTTAGTGCTTATACGATACTGCTTCTGCATCGTGTTAAGATCGTCAGCCCACTTGCCGGACTTGTATGCGAGAGCTCCTATGGCACCCGCAAGGACGCCCGCCGCTCTCGAGATCCCGCGCATCGCGTTCCCCGCAGCCGTCGCTTTAGATCCGAGCTCCTTCAGCTGTTCGGACGCTACCCTGAGCTTCACGTTTCCGACCGCCTGCAACTGCCCTTTGAATGTCTTCAGCTTCGACTCGGTCTCTATGATCTCACGCTGGAGGTTACGGTACTCTTCCGAGTTCTTGTCGACTCCCTTTGCGTCCATCTGCGCCTGAGCCTGCTTCAGCATCTTCAGCCTGTTGCTCGTGTCTGTGATCTTTGCTTTCAGGAGATCCTGTTTCTGTCTCCACAGCTCTATGCTTGTGGGATTGAACTTCAGGTCTTTGTTGACCTGCCTCAGTTCCTTGTCTATGCCTTTCGTGTTCTTGTCTACGTCACGAAGAGCCCTGTCAAGCTGAGTGGTATCACCCTGAAACTCTATTGTTATACCTTTGATGTTTCCGGCCATGTTTTCACCTATCCGAAAAATGAATCAATATCGCCTTGTGTCGCTCTCCGCCTCTTGCCGTGCTTTTCTTCGTACTTCTGCCTGCGCTCGGCCTGCTTCTGCCTGTCGTTATACGCTATGCAGTAATCTACGAGCTGTCCTATCTGCATGTGGCGGATGTCGGCCATCGTCAGCCCTCGCTCGATTCCTGCGAGGATGATGGTGTCGAGGTCGACGGTGTCAGTTGAACGGTTTTGAGCAGGTCGTTCAGCCTCTTCAGATTTTTTGTGCTTACAAGTCCTTTGAAGATGAGCTTCACGACCTCAGGAGCAAGTACGTCAACTGGGAACTCGTCGAACTGACGAACCCAGGTCTTCGGATCTGGAATGGTATCGTCAGCGTTCTTTGCGAGCGCCCATGTGATGTTGATGAAATCCACGAACTCAAGACTCGATACGTGCGCTATGGCATTTATCAGAGCGTCCCCGTCCGCCAGCTTCGCAAGGTCTGTTAGTGTTATCTCGTCCTTCTTGCCTGTCTCCTGCACGAGCCCTGATACGATATCAAGTACTCCTGCGAACATAGGCGTCAGCGTCGGGATGATGTCCGTCCCGAACTGGTCTCTGTAGATAAGCGCCCAGCCTACGTTATTGTCGAGCTGTACGTCCTTATCCCCTATCGTCACATTCTTGATCATATTGTTTCACCTCATTCTACGGAAAAACGAGGCGGGCCATTTCTGACTCGCCTCTTACAAATAAGCCTATTAAGACTCGCTCTCCAGCACAGGTGCCTGTGGATTGTCGAACAGTGTGTCATAGCCGGCGTCGTCTGGAACGAAGCTTGCCATAGATACTCCTGAATCGTTGTCACCTATGCAGGTAACAGCCAGCGTCTCTGTCACTGGCTCTTTGTTCTCCTCGATGGTGCTGAACTCTCTCGTGATAGCACCAAGCGAGCAGTTGTACATGATGATCCTGCGGCTCTCCGCGTCACCCTCAACCTGGAACGCGATGTAGACCTGAGGCTTTGTAGCGTTCTTGACGTTCGCAAGTCCGCCGTTCGTCAGAGTCTTATATCCGAGGAACTGTGTCTTGAAAGAGTCGTCAAACTTTGCTACCTCAAGGTCTCCCTCGAATGAGCCGCCTGAGTATGTGCTGTAATATGCGATATTATCAGCATAGAAGTCAGACTTCTCGCTCTGCTCCTCAGGAGAGAACGACACGGCACCTTTCTGATGATACGGTGTTCCGAGAGTGATGTTGCCCTCGCCGTCATCTACATAGGTCCCGACATGAAGCTGACTGATACCAAACTCAACTTTGTTCGCCATATGAACCCCCTATATCTGATAGTAAATAACGAAGACGCCTTCATCCTCGATGTAGACGTCCTCGCTTTTCTGATAAAGAAAGCCGTTCTCGAGGAGTACTCCCTCGATCCTTGCTTCCTCTGCTTCATCTTTCTCTGTGAAGTAGTACTCAAGCTGATAAGTGTTTCTTGTATGATAGAACGTGTTGTCAGCCTTGAATGTCTCCTGCCCTTCCCCGATATATACGAGATACGGCGGAGACTTAGGCGCGCTCTTATCTGTGAAATGAGAATATGCCACAGGGATTCCTACCCCTGTCTCCTCATCTGTCAGTATCTGATAAAGTGTCATTCCAATTCCCTCTCGATTTCTTTTGGAAGCTCCTGGTTCGCCCACTCTTCGACGGGCTTGATGTGTTTGATCCCGTTGAATCTACCCCACTCGCCTTTCGCGTTGACTATCCTGTGGCCGTTCTCCAGTAGGTGCGTCAACTGCCAGTCGGTCTTATTGTGAACGATGACATCCGTGACATGAGCCCGTGTCTTCATCTGCTTCAGCCCCCACCCACGAGCATAACTGCCCGTCTTTTTCGGTGAGTTCTCACGAAGCCTCTTCACACACTCTCTCGCCACCCTGTCGTTCGCTACTTCAGCAACGTGGTCAACTCGTTCTCTGTATTCGTCGAAGATCTTATCCATTTGAACCGTCAGAGATTCAGCCATTGTTCGTCCGCTCCTCGCAGATAAGCGATATCTTGTCACGCTGTGCGTTCCAGTCCACCCTTATCACAGTGTAGAAACGCTCGTGATACTCGACGACTTTCTGATCGTTGTAGTCCTCTCGATTCGTAAGCTCGAATGTGATAGACGGTTTCAGCCCTACCTGCGCCGCGTTATAGTACTCTGACTGATAAACTCCGCGAGGCATGACGAACACATCCGTCTTCTCCGTCTCGATGGACTCGTTCCCGTACTCGTCAAAGGTCGACGTGCCGTATGATATCAATGTCGCTACATCGTCATACATACTAATCACCCCACGTCGTATATCCCGTTGCGTTCGACAGCTGTGCTTTCTGCTCGTCGTATGACTTCTTCAGCTTGTCGTAATCATCAGGAATACCGAATGACATCTTGCAGTACGTGATGACCGCTCTCATGACGAGCTCGTCCTGTTCCTCCGTGACCGTCACTCCTGCGATACCTAAGTCGAGGAGCGCCGCCTGAATGAGGTCCGTCAGCTCATCATCGTAAGCGTCTGTCGATATTCTCAATGCAAGTTTTACTTTATCAAGCATTTTTTCTTACCTCACAAAAGGGACGGCCTCCCGACCGCCCCGTACTTCCTTTGGCATTTACTGCCTGTTTGTGGTGATGTTACATCTGCGCTATTGGATAACTATCCGCCGATGTCGCTTCGAAAACCAACGGGTTCGTCGGGTCAGTTAGTGTTCCAAATGATATCTGATAGACACTATCACTAATCTTTGCGACTTCAGAAGATATCATTGTTATTACGGCGTTCTCTGATGTTGCAAAACGCAAAACCGTCATCGGAGCATCAAACACTTCCTGCCACGTATTCGTCAATGTAGGAATTCCACCCTGCATTGTTGTCCCTGTTACGAGCACGCCACCGCCGTTTGCGATACCGTCCTCGATATGATTCAGCTTTGCCGCTGTTATAACATCACCTTTTGCCCACGTGTTTTTGTCGTAACTCATCTAATCACCCCGCTTCCGCTTCGTCTACGAGAGCTGAATCTACGAGATTGTTAGGCACTGGGTGTAGAGTCTTCGCTGATGTTTACGAGCATTCCAGGTCCGACAACCTCGATAGCCGCATACAGACGACCAACGATCTTCACGAGGTCCTTCTCAGCAAGTGAGAGGTCATCAAACTTGAACTTCACGCCGTCTCCCTCAGGAAGGTTGGCCTGTACGCCTGCGAGGTCGCCTACGATGGCTCCGTCCATTCCGGACTTCTGAATAACAGTAAGTCCGAAGAACGGATCATACGCGTAATTACCGGTAAGAGCGGCCTTCTTCAGGTCTGCGATTGTCTGTCCGGAAGCCACGATCACGAGGTCTCTCGCGCCGTCACCGAGCTGTGCGATAGCATCAAGAATAGTTGCAGCACTTACAGGACCTGCTACTACAGGAACTCCTACAGCACTCGTTGTCGCTGTCGTTGGCGCAGCCTGGATCTTGTCGATCACGATGTCCGCAGCCTTCTCGACGATCTTGTTTGCGATCTCGTCATAAACGTACTGAAGGAACGCTTCTGATCCGAGCGCAAGTACTTCGTCTGATACTGTGATCCATTTCTTGATCATAGTCGGAACCATGTTCACGATACCGAGCATCAGTGTCTCTTCGTCGATGTCATCGCCACCCTCTTCGTGAATGGCAGCACCTGTCGATGAAGCCTCAAATCCAACCTTCAGATTTCCGGCTACGAATGTCTTTGTAACTCTTGCAAAGATCTTGTCGTTCTCCCAAGCTTCCCTGATCCTGTTCTCAACAAACTCAGGAACAGGTACTACAGGATAAGTCGTCTCGTCGTCAGCGTTCTGTGTAAGAAGTGATCTGCACTCAACGTCCTTGCCTGTCTTTACATACTTTGCGTATGCGTCGATATACTCTTTTGAGCTTCTGACTTCTTTGATAGTCATTTTTCTTTCTTCCTTTCCCTCTTCGATTACTTCGCCGGCGCCGGAAATTACTTCCGCTGCGGCGGCTTTCCTCTCTTCGATTTCGAGATCCAGAGCTTTCTTCCTCTCTTCGATTGCATCAAGCTCGGCGTTCAGCGTCTCAAGCTGTTCCTTGTCAGCTGACTCTGTCTCAATAGCAATCTCTGAAGCTCTTGTCTCGAGTGCATCGAAATCGAGCTCTTTGATTTCCTCAATCGTCATTTCTGTTTACCTCCATTAAGGCTCTCGCCCTAACTAATGCACGGCGCCTCTCGGTCTCAAGTCTCTCGGCTTCGAGTCTCTCCGCCCGAATCCTCTCGATCTCTCCGTCTATGAGGTCTAACGAACGAGCGCTGATCGACGTTCCTTCGTTGGCCGGTAATGATACCGCCGATACGTCATACAATTTCTTGATACCGGTAATCGTCCTAAGGAACTCTTCTCTTCCATCTTCGGAATCTCTGCTCTCTACTTCGTCAGTAGAAATAGTGAATCCAAAGGACATCTTGTCGGTATACCCTCCACGGATCTCTTCGTAGAGCCCGCGTCCGAGCTCTGTCCCTCCGAGATCTGCCTCTATCAACAACCCCTTCTCGTCAGGCTCGACGGTCAAGGTGTTGTTTCTCATCCTCGCGAACACACGGCCCTCGTGGTCATACTGCATGATCACGTCGCTCATGTCCGCGTCTGCGAACGCATTCGCGTCTACCTGCTCGTAAACTATCTCGTCTTCGTTCTCGTATAACAGGTAAGGCTGGTTGAATGTCGTCGCATAGCCTCTTACGAGCATCTTCTCCTCTTCAGCTACTGCATCAAGACGGAGCGTTCTGTACTCGATGTTAGGATTCTTTTTCGCCATTTTCGCTTTCCTCCTCTTCAGCCCCGAGCTCGTCGGTGGCTTTGTACTCGCCCCTTATCGGAGCAACCTGCCCCGCTCCGTCCGGAAGCGGTGCGTAATTGAACAGCTCACGGATCTCGTCTATCAGGATCGCTCCTCTGTCGCCGAGTTCCTTCGCCATCTGTACCTTCTGCGCAGTACTCATGTACTGGAGCCTGTTCGCGTTCGCTATGATGAACGAGCCCTGCGCACGCTCTCTCTCGGAGAACAGCATCTTCGTCAGGGCTTCGCTGAACTGGATCGCAAACGGCTCTATCGCTCCATCGAAGAACGCTTCGAGATCCTCGGCCTTCGCGCTGTTCTGAAGCACGTTCTCACTCACGCCGAAGTAGTTGTACACGTTCTCCTGTATCTGCTTCATCTGATCCGCGTCTATCGCATACGGCCTGACATCTATCTGCTTGATGTCCTTGTATGTGTTAGGGAATAACAGGAACCCGCCTGACTTCGCCTCGGTCGCAAGGTTCGTCTCCGTGAATCTCTCACGCTCTTTCGCAAGGTCTTCAGCACTCGAGAAGTTGTTCAGCGTCGCCATGAATCTGAACGTGGCAGCGTTCTTCACGCCCTCCTGTATGCCCTGATTCTGTATGTGTATCAGCTGCATAGTCTCTCGGAGCGGTGCGTTCGAGTCGCCGAAGAAGTCGCTCTTGTACTGATGCTTCGTCAGCACAGCGCATTTCTTGAACTCGACCGCTGCGGTCTGCCCGTTGCTGAACTGATACCGAAGCCATATCTCGCCGTCATATTCGACCAGCGAACACATGGACGGCAGTATAGGGAATACTCCCGTTATCACCATTCGTTCGTCGAATACAGGAACGATGAACGCCGTGTTGTTGATGTCCAGTATCGTGCTTACCCTGTAAAGAAACTGACTCCAGGTCTGCCACTGGTTAGGACCAAGAGCCAGCTTGGACTGCAGCGACTGGTTCGCCGTTCCTTCCGTCTCTACCTTCAGCTTCGATATGTGCCTCGCTCTCGCGTCGATCGCGGACCTTACTATCTCGCTCTCGTATATCGCTCCGCCCCAGTTCGTGAACACAGGCGCGTATGCCGTGAGAGTCTGAAAGAAGGACTTCGCTTCCCTGAGTGCGTCCTCTGATTTCTTCGCCTCGCTCGGACGAAAAATCTTGTCGAATAAAGACATAGCCTTATTTCTCCTTGTTGTTCTCAAGCTGCCATCCTATCTCCGAGTACCATTTCTGACGAACGGTCATCGCATCAAGTAAGGCAGCCATTCCGTCGATGTGAGCTGTCGGCTTTATCTTTACGAGCTTGCTCCGCCCTTTCTCCGTGCTCACTTTCAACGCCGAGTTGTATAAGTGGATTTTCAGGAGATCATTGTCTCCTATGTGTATCTTCCCGTCCTTCAGATAACCTTCCAGCTCCTGTATCACAGGGTGCAGGTTGAAGCCCTGAAAGACGTCGTCCATGTGGAAGCCGTATTGCTCCATTTGCTGGACTAAATAAGCCGCTGAGTATCGGTCGTAGCCGACCTGAAGCGGGTATATCTCGTATTGCTCGACCAAACCCTTGTACCATTCGTACACGTCGTTGTAGTCGATTATGTTTGCGCCTGATGGCTTTAACAGCCCGCGCTGGATGTAGATGTTGTACGGCACGCCGTCTATCGCCTGCGCGTCTTCTATGCGTTCCGACGGCAAGTAGAACTGTGCGAACACGTACAGCTCGCCCTCTCGCTGTATCACTATCGTCGCAGCCGTCAGGTCTGTCGTCCTCGACAGGTCGACTCCGCCGACACAGTAACAGCCTCGGAAGTCCTCAAGATGAAGAGGCTCGCCATAGGCCTGTTCGATCACGTTAGATCCAAGCCACGCCAGCGAACTGTTCTGCTTCAGGTTGCAGTACTTCGTGATGAACTCCGCCTTCTTTGAAAGTGAGCCCTCCGCTACCGCTATCTCCTCAAGCATGTAGTCTTCAGTTATCGACGAGCCCAGGTTCGGGTTCGCCTTCCGGAGCTCGTTTATGTCGTTCCACTTACCGATGTCGTCTATCATGTACAGGAACGGCAAAAGCTTCGTTTCCTTCGAGTCGCCTAATAAAAAACGAGTTGACCTCTTCAGCAACTCGTCATAGATGGAATCGTTTATATATCCGGATGTCGTCACGCTCAGGAGTATCGCCTCAGGCCGTGCACCCATACCGGACTTCATTACCTCGTACTGCTTCAGACCGGCGTCGCCTTCCCAGCTCGCTATCTCATCACAGATACACAGGCTCGGGTTGAAGCCGTCGCTCTTCTTCGCCGAGAACGCTATCTTCTTTACCGTCGAATTAGTCGCCGGTATCGCAAGGTCTGTCATCCTGTGGCGGGGAAGCTCGGAGTCGTCTTTGACTTTCCTGTTGTGTTCGTCCCTCGCGGACAGCTCCTCTTTCAGGCGCTCATACTCGGGATCAAGTGTGACCATCTGCCACACGTCGTTGTATACCAGGTCGGCCTGTTCAAGTTTAGGAGCGATACAGAACACTCGAGCTCCGTATTCGCCACGCCTGAACTCGTAATCCGCTACGGCTGACGCAAGCTTCGACTTGCCGTTCTTCCGACCGACTACCAGTAGGATCTCACGGAACTGTCTCCGCCCTTTCTCGTCTACTATCCCGTATACGCAGGACAGCATCGCTTTCTCCCACAGCTCGAGCTTCAGCTTCTGCGTCGCCTTCGGGCCTTCCGTGTGAAATGCGTGCTCTTCTATCCACCCGATGGCGTCGTTCGCCTTCTTCTGTTCAAAAAAGAAACGCTTATCGTCCAGACCGTGAACGATGTACTCGTATATGAGCATCACCCACTTGCCGACAGCCACGTTTCCGTCTTTTATCGCCTGATAGTACGTGTAAATGTAATTATCTTTGCCCATTCTTGCTTCATTCTGTGCTCATGTCCGGCTAAATCCGAGCATTGTCTCTCTCGCATTATATAAATCAATATTCCTCCCAACAACGGTGCCAGGTTACGGCTATTTTTGAGCACCATAGGGGGGAGCCGCCGCGCTCACGCGCCCGTTATCATCGACTTGATATCGTTCTGCTATCTTTTTTCTATGTTTCCCACCGAATCTTTCGTGCTCGCCTTCGTGCTCCTTCTCATGGCACTTACGGCAGAGCAGTTCAAGGTTGTCAAAGTTTAATAATACCTCAGGCATTTGTATAGTCTGAGGTGTCACTCTTATCTTGTGGTGTACTATGACTCCTGGCTCGCCACATCTTTCGCATAGATAACAAACCTTATGCTTGTATGCTTCCCTGCACTGCTTCCATGCCGTGCTGTTATAGAACTCTTGAGCAAACGACTTAGCCATAGATATGGTCTCTCTTTTTGGAATTACATATTCTGTGAGCCAACTGTACATTGTCCCACGAATGTAGCCCACCTCTCGCAAGTGGAATGATATGGTCTATCGACGGATAATCGTTTCCGCATATTTTCACTCCATCTTTGATCACAAAGTCCTGCTCGTCGCAAGGCTTCCCGCATATCTTACATAAACCCATGTCACGTATGAAAAGCCCCTTGACCGTGATATCTTTGTCCACCATAGCGTTCTGTATCTTGGCTCTCCGTTTGTTCTCTTTTGCTTTATCATTTGCCTTAATAGCGCAGGCATCAGAACAATAGATAGGTCTTGTTGTCATGCTCCCGCAAACAGGACAAGCATGCGGAGTTTCTCTTTCTAAGCGCTTCCTTTCCGCCTCGGCTTCTTTCTCGGCTTTATGTTGTGCTATAAGTCGAAGCCTCTCTTCACGTTCGTATTCTGCTTGAGCCTTCGCTTTTCTGCGCTTCGCCTCAACACAACATGGGCATACAATAGGCTGATGTGTCGTCAGATGATGATATGTCCTTTCAAACTCTCCACCGCACTCTGTACAACGCACAAGTATCTGAGAATCTTTGGTCACATACCCTGAAACATATTCAAGCAAGCCATTAGACAACTCTTTTATCTTTACTGCAACATCAGCCTGGTCATTCTTGTTTAATGAGCCCCTGCCGCCCTCAAGCTTGATTTGATGGATAGAACAATAGTGCCTGACTGAATCAGGGCTTACTATCCCTAACACATCTGCAATCTCGTAAGACGAACAGCCTGCCGCTTTCATCATTCGTATCTTGCTATCATTCTCTTTTAATATCTTTGCGAAAGCCTTAGCCATGATCCTCTCCTGTAAGAGATTTAAGATACAGGTTCGACCAGTGGAACGAGAGCCTTAAGCATACGGCTCTTCTCAGGTCTGCTTCCTTATGCTTCTTGATAAAGTCCTCGTATGCCCTCGACATCTTCAGGATGTCTTTCTCGGTCCTCGTCTTTGACAGGCTATCCGTGTTCTCGTAGTAGTGCGTGATCGTTACGGCGTCGAAGCATCTTATCCGTTTCTCTTTCACGAAGCAGTCCATGTTGAACAGCTCGTCCTCTCCGAACTGCATAGCCTCGTTGAACCTCAGGTCCTTTATCAGGTCGGCTCTGTACAGCTTATTCCATACACAGCACCAAAGGACCGGCAAATGACTAAGGTCATATAAGCCGGATATATTCGTATACTTCAGAGCTGTCTTTCCGCTCTTGGCGTAATGCCTGTAATGGTTGAACTGGAATATGCTGTGATCCCTGCCTATCCGTATCGCTTTGGCAAACAGCTTGTAAGCGTCCTCGCACATCGTGTCGTCTGCATCAAGGAATGTTATCCATTCGCCATGTGCTATCGACAGACCTGTGTTCCTGGCTCCGCTCACTCCCGCCTTGCGCTGGTTATCTATAGCCACGATCCTGTCGTCACTCTCCGCATACTGGGTAACTATCCCTTTCCCTTTGTCGGCGCTACTGTCATCCACAAAGATAAACTCAAAGTCACCCTGCTGTCTTATAAGGCTCTCGACACATCGTCCTATAAATGCCTCAGCGTTCTTGTACGGAATGATTACGGATATCATGGATTACCTCGTACTTACACTTGTCCGGAAACATCTTCCGGATCTGCTTGCCAACCTTGCCGGTATTGAATGACGCATCACTCGTACTCACGAAGTCACGTCCTTCTTCTATTCCCTCATCAAGCCCTACGATCTTCACATCGTCATGCTGTACTCCGCCTATCTCCGCATAGTTGCCGTATATGCTGCGGAACATCGGACATTCAGGGAACGTCTTCAAAGCCTCAAGCATCTTCGCCTTGTCTACCAGCATCGGTATGTGGAGCGCATAATCGAATGTCGTCATGTCCGCACCCTTCAGAATGTCCTCACACATACGAAGCATCTTGGTGTACCCTGTGTGCTTGTCGTTGTATCTGTGTTCCACCTTCAGGATGTGATCATGAAGCATACCGCCGAAGTACGGCTCGCCACTCGTCACAGGCTGGAGAACAAAGAAGTCATCGTTGAACAGCCAAAACTTCTCGGAGATCCCCTCGGTCTTGCATGCCCTGATCAGAGAGCTTCTTGCTTTCTCCCATTTGATCAGGCCTTTCTGCACCATCGGTATCGCCTTGTCAGGGAACAGCCCTGACGGCTGTCCACCGACGAACCACACGTTCCCGTGAGGAAGATTCTTCAGGCTCCTCAGGGAATACCTGAGTTCGTCAGGCTTCACCTCGTTCTTCAGAATGTAAACGACATCGTACTCTTTCATTGACCTGCACCATACAAAAAGACACGCCCCGTTATAGCGTGCCCTTTTGCTTAGTTGTAATCGTTAACTTGGAGGCGCTGATACTGGTTGCCCTGCATCCTTTCTCTTCCACAATAACGATATAATACTTATATACTGCAAAACAATGAAATGTTTTACTCGCCCCACCTTCTCTCTCTTTCTATCTCGTCAGCCTCGATAGAATCTATCAGGTCTTCCATGTCTATGTCTTCTGATATGCACTCGTCACAGTCTCCACAACAGAATCTGCCATCGCATCTTTCGGGATCATATGCCCATTTGAATACACTCATTTCTCTTTCCTTTCTCCGTAAGAGCAATAGTCGGTATCGTCCAACGGGCCAAGCAGTGCGTCTTTCCTGTCGCAACTATATGCCCAACCTTTAGCACCGAGCGGAACGCCGTTTGGCCATATTGCATACTTACAGTCCTTGCATCGTACCAACACACCCTTCTGTTCATAGCCAACTTCCTTGCCGTGGTTGTCCCATATCCGTGATATGATTACTTCTTCACTATCCTTACTCATGCTCTTGCTCCTTTCATAATTGCCTTGCACCCACCTGCAAAGCGGTGAACCGTTTCGCTTGCCTTCGCTTATCGGCTCTCCCACTTAACCATCTGCTCACATGGTACGCACTGAACGATATAAACCAGCTACCGTCATTAAGCGTGTGAGGACGGGTCACCCTAATTACTCACTCATTCTCTTGCTCCTTTATTTCACTAACAACTCCGCTCGCTATCGTTTGCCGTAGCGATTGCTCCAACTCGTCTATTTCTTGATTATTCATTGATGAGTACACTATCAGAATGGCTATTTTCTCGCCCTGTATCGTATCGGGATTTAATCTCGAAAATGTGGTTGTAACTTTCATTTCTCTTGCTCCTTTACTCCCAGCAGGCAACCTCGGTGTCATCGTACCACTTGCCTGTCTCTTCGTCTTTCCATCGGTTTACATTTCGCACGAACTTGTTTGCGTCCTTCAGGAAGAAGCCTTTGTGCTCCGCTCCGTCCTTCGTCCAGAATCGCACTCTCTTCGTTGATGGTGGTTTCATTTCGTCCTCCTCATAATCCCCTACGGGCGCATCGCTTCATTCCTTTGATGATTTCTATAAACGCCTTTTAACATTATCACCACCGACACGCCCGCAAGGTTTTATACATCAGCTTCGGGGGTTGGGATTTAGCTTATAAGGGGTAAAGGGATTAGATATAAACTTTCGTACTTTGTTCAGTACAATTTGAGATCCCCCGAAGCATGATATCAGTTTAGTATTTTCTCGACGGCTGCTACCGCCCTGCGGTGCAGATAGTATATCGACCTCTGCTCATAGTGCATTTCAACCGCTATCTCTTTCCACCGCTCACATCGTATGTACCTCAGCTGCAGGATGAGCTGATAGTCAGGCTCGCTCACCTGGTTGATCACTTCGTAGACCGAGCACATTATCTCAAGCGCTTCAGCCCGCGCGTCCATCAGCTCGGCTTTCAGGTCTGACACACGGGCCACCACCTGTCCTATCCTGTCCGGCTGTGGCGAGGTCTGCACCCTGTCACCCTCCATCACCGGAGCGACATTCGTGCTTTGCTCGCTTAGATCCGAAATCGCTTTCTCAAGCCGAGCGATCCTGATCTTCGCTCTCCTGTACTCTTGCAGAAACTTCTTCGCGTCCATTTACTTCTTCCTGTGCATCCACGGCCTCAGGTCCGCTATCCAACCACTTGATTCGACTTTCTGTAGCTCCTCTCTCCATAGAGCAAGCTGTCTCTTGTACTCCTTGTACTTCTCACACTCGGAATGGCAACCGACATATCTCTCCTGACAGCCTTTGCACGTCCCCTGTGGCTTTCTCATAATCCCCTCGGTTCTGCTTCATTCTCCTGAATACAAAACCATAAAATCATCAAGGCGCATCGTCACGAGCCACTCACAGTCGTTCTTCCTGTGCATCACTACAGGAACCTCACCCTCGCGTGCGTCATGTCTCGACTGGCTCATAGCATCATACAGGTTCAGCCGTTCCACTCGCTTGCACTCGATGTGGATTCCTGGAAGACCGACCACGTCCGCGTCTCCGTTAGCTCCGGAATACTGCTGTCCCCTTCGTGCGTCATAGCCGTACTCCCTCAGCTTCTTGGCGAGCTGTCTCTCACCCCTCGCGCCTTTCTGCCTGCTGTTCATTCTCTCTCTCCTTAGAACGGAACGTCTTCGTCTAACGCATCAAAGTCCTCAGGATCTTCGATCTTGTTCGCCGCAGCGGAATAGCTGTGTCTCTCCGTGTAGCCCTGTCCGGCTTTCTCCTCGCCCTCAGTGAAGTCGCAGATGAAGATGTAGAACACCACCTCGTCATCCTTAGTCTTGTAGAACTTCTCCCACGCCACCTTGATGTTTATCCTTGCGTGGTCTTCTACCTCGACGCCTCTCTTGAACTGAACAGGCTTGTAGGCGTATTCCTTCTCGCCGTCCATGTTCGTCTGCATGATCGCTACCGTGTAGAACGCTCTGCCATTATGATCATGCCTGAAGACCGTAGCCGGTCCTTCGTATGAGCTCCTCATTGTTCCTCCTCCTCATATCCTGAAAGTAATCCGTTGTTGCTGTGTTCATCCACCATACATGAAGCACAGTCTTCGCAATAGAACTCTATGTCATCGTAGAAGTGTCTCCACCAGTACCAGCCGTGAATGACCTTGCCACAGCATTTACATCTGATCATGGTGCTTCGCCTCCTCCATGAGCCTCCTCTTGATAGGAGCGAACTGTTCGTGCGCTGTCTTCAGCAGCTGCCTTGTCTCCTCAGGTGTGTACTGCAGAACGCCGTTCACGTAGTGATATGTCTCACCATCCACGTTGTATGTAGCCTCGTCTGGAATGACAGGCATGTTCGACCTTCTCTCTATACTCTCTCTTAGTTCTTCTCTTTCTTCTCTTTCTTTTCTTTCTTCATCTGTGATTACTTGCTGGTTGCTTGCTGGTTGCTCGTTGGTTAGGTTGCTGGTTAGTTTGTTGGTTACCCTCTCGCCCGCCGTTTGGTAGAGCTCCCATTTTTCAATGGTTATAAGCGTCCACTTGTTGGTTGATGTGCTGGTTAAGTTGTTGGTTGATTTTAGGTGATTTATCGCCGTCTTCAGTTTCTGTCTTGTTATGCCGAGCTCTTTCGCCATATGTCCGAGGCTCGTTATGAATTGTCCAGGCTGAAGAATCTCACCGTGCCAGCGCTGTGTCGAGTAGTTCGCCTTTGCCAAGCAGTACACCCATACCTGTACAGTTACAGGATCATCAAGCCACTCCCACTCAAGTATTGACCTGTATAGTTTGACGTAACCGTTCATTACTTTATCTCCCAGTTCTTTATGTCTCCCTTGATGAATATCCGGATGAACTCGTCCTCACAGCCGACGTGCTTGATGAACTGAAGTTCCGCAGCATTCCGCAGCCGTCTGTTCAGCTCGCCTTTCTGATCAGCGTGCACCTTGTCGTGGCAGGACGGGCAGAGGTTTACCCACAGGCCGTATTTTTTGCACAAAGACCTATTGCCTGTTCCCGGGAAAACCTCATGCCGTGCTGTAGCCGTTATCCTGCCACACAGGAAGCATTTGCCGTCTTCTGTCGGCAGTAAGGAGGAGTTGTACCCGTTCCTGTCCATTTACTCGTTTCGCTCCTTCATCATCTGAGCGACCAGTTCGTAGTACTGCCACTTCTGCCCCTTAGGGACTTTGTCGAGTCCGTGCTCGTCTGAAAGCGCCGCCGCGTCGAGAGCGTGCTCGCTACAGTAGATACTTAACAGGCGCTTACCCGAGAGCAGTTCGCGCTGGTTCATGAGAGCATTCGCGAGCTCGTCGGCACTCGATATGTTCTCCTCCGAGCCTATCCCTGCGTTGGCGAGAGCACGCCCGATAGCGGATGTCTCGCAGTTCTCCACGTATGAAGTACTGTTAATCCTGCTCGCTTCTTTCTCCTCTTCTGCTGTTCCTGACGCGAGCAGATGCCCTGTCTCGTCATATATCTTCGCCTGGATCAGAACACGCTCGTCGTCCACATCACACACTGTGGTGTCTATCGTTCCGTCAGGACATATCGCCCTGAAAGCGTTCAGCCTTGTCGCTACCGTCGCATAGTTCCTGCCCTTGATGTTCATCGTCGTCAGGCTCTTGTTGGCGGCCGCAAGCTTTTCTTTCGTTATGGTCATGCGTTGGCCTCCTTATCCACAAGGCTATACTCGGCAAAGCGTTTCTTCTCGCCCTTCAGCGTCTTGTATGTCACAATATCGGACCTTATCTCGTGTCCCTCGTCCCTGAGGTCCTTGATTCGTCCCGAGAGCCTGTAGATCCCAAGCTCGAGATAGGCCTCAGCCGGATTTATGCTGCCATGTTCCTGCATATAAGCAAGTATCTCTTCACACTGTGTCATCTTAATACCTCCAGTAATGTTTCATCCCTGTTCGTCAGCTCGTAGTATGCCTTCAGGATTTCACCCTCGCTCATGCGGTTGAGCTTCCATATCCTGAGCCACCTAAACGGGCTCTCGAGGGACCATATCACTCTGCCCCAAAGATCTTCAGGCTTTCTGCCCACATATACGGTAAACAAATACCGTTTCTTATCTGCTACCAACTTACTTGGCATATTGCACCTCCTACTTCATATATGGCAGCGGAAGAGGCATCCATGCGACCACCTCGGTCGACTCACACCATCCGCCGTCTATCATCCATTCTGATCCGCTCCAGGTAGCGACCTTTTCGAAGCCGTCCTTCGTTGTCACGAGAGCCTCGCCCCATATGTTCAGATCCTCATCCTTCGGCAGCCTGTGTGCGTTCCACTTTACAGGACACCCATCAGGCCAAGTCCTACTACACACACTGTCCATCCCACAGCCATGCCAGTAAGTATGATTACCATCCCTACTATCTGCTCTATCACCCATTTGATCATCTAATCCTCCTCCGGTATTACCTTGCCCTGAACGACCATCTTGTACAGCCACTCGCACGCTGGAGTGAAGTCCTTTACCGTACCGTACTCCGCGTACTTGCATCCGTGACTCCGCTCACGCTTGCTCTTGCCCTTGATCATGTTCGGGCAGTCCTTGCAGTAATACTTGATACCCTGAAGCTCGAACTCGTCGGCGACTGTCTCAGGAACCTTCTCCTGTTCCTCGTAGATGAAGTGGACGCACATCGGTGCCGTGTCCCATTGTAGCTTTGCGTCCTCTGTCAGCTCGTCGCTCACCGCGTTGAACTTCCTGTCGAACTCGTCCGCGTCATCCGCCTGAACGGTCCGCACCCGCTTCCGTGTGATAACTTTCATTAAAAAATGCACCTCCATTCTTTCAATGGTAAGTGCATTATATTCCCTGCCCTGCAATATCATGTCGGACAGTCATAATTTTCGGAATAGATATTGCACTCACCAAAGACTTTGAACTTTCAACGATTACAACTGTTTCTGATCGGAAGAAGAAAGAATATCCTGAGCTTTTTTGACAGCACCCTCTCTGATGATGTCCGTCATGTTTACCTTGCCTACTTCAGCTGCTTTCTCGACGAGCTTACGCTCTTCTTCCTTGCACCTGATCTGAGGAAGATATGCCGTGTTTGTCTCTTTAGCCATGCCGTACTCCTTTCTTCTGTATTGATTATACTGCTATTGAATTGCTATTGCAATACATATATAATATAAATACCCTTAATAGTTGTTAAGATTTAGGAGGTGTGATTATGGATCTAACATTCCAACATTATGGCGAGCGCCGTGACCTTGTATGTACTGAAGAGGAACGTCAGTTATACAACAACGTGGTCAAGGTCCTGCAGGATAACTCATTGGACACGAAGCCTCTTCACTTCGTGAGGCTGTCTGACAATTACCTGACAGCAAAGTATGGTGACTGGGATCTCGTCAGGATCAAGTACACTGCCAGAGCGAAGTGGCTGGTGTTCCCTGTCGCAGACCTGAGAGCCGAGAAGCGCCGGATAACGTCTACCGACGACCTGTTCGACTATGTAGACATGATATTAGAATCGGTCGCTCATATAAAGAAATATTCGTAGGTATCATTATACCACTATGCCCTGTAAAATCGCTTAGAACGCAAAATAGAGCCTCGTATGAGGGCATAAAAAAAGCCCCGCTGAGGTCTGGAGGCTCCTCAGCGGGTGAAGGATGATATGAATGTCCACGCTGTACGTGGCTTCATAGGATAAGTCTATATGTAAGGCCCCCCTGCCGTGTGCACGCAGAATGAAGCAATAAGATCGTGGTTTCCGACAGAGGGGCTCTTACGCTATTTAAGTCTAAGAATCGTCTCGATCTTCTTCTTGTCGTAGGACGGCTTGTGTCTCGGCTGTTTTCTGTTCACGTCGTTAGGCCCGTATGAGTACCAGCGTGGTCTTCCGAGCCTGTCCCAGCCTGCGAACATCTGTGTATGCGCATTGTTACTGTAGCCACAGATGTCACCTTTCTTAAGTCCACACTTCTTCGGCTTCTTGTGCGGGTGTAGTACCTTGTAGTGCGCAAGCAACGCCTTTCTTGTGCCAGTCCCTTTACAAACTATCTTATCGCCGTTGATCCAGAATATTTGGCCCTTGCTGGCATCAAGGATCTTCGCCACCTGGAGCGCGTAGGATATCATTCTGCTACAGTTGGCCGTCTTCTGTTTTTTGGCTTTTGACCAGCTCATGGCATTGCCTGACACTCTGTACTTGAACTTGAGTGCCTTCATCTTGGCAAGAACCGCTCTGACACGTCTCCTGATCATGACGTTCTTGCTGACATAAAGAGGCACGCCGATGTAGTCGCATATGGCCTTAGCCAGTGCCTTGCCGTACTTCTTATAATTCTTGAGCTTCTTCAGGTCGTTCTTTATGGAGCCTGTTTCGAAGATGCAAGCGGTCATCTTGGTGGCGTTCAGCTCGTACAGATCAAGTCTGTGGAAGACGCCACGATACTTCATCTTCATGGTCTTGGCTACCGACTTGCCCACAGCGTTGGCGAACGCCTTGTCTTTTTCGGTCTTGTACAGTGGAGCCACGCCTGCAGGAGCCTCTTTGTAGTCACAGTGGACCGACATATAGAGCCGAGCGCCCTTGTTATTCGCCCACTGGACGGACGCTATCATGTTTCTGTTGTTGGCGTCGTCTGCGTCGGTGATGACTTTGACGCCTGACTTTCTCAGCCACTTAACCGCCCTCTTCACGATCGGAAGCATCAGGCCCGCTTCGGTGTAGCCCTTATAGACACAGCCTGAATCCCACGAGCCGTCAAGGCTTCTTCCGTGTCCCACCATTAAGGCAAGGACATCACTCTTCTTCCACTTCACCGCTCTCGTCTCCTTCGTATGGTTCTACCTGCATATCGTCTTCTTTGCCTGACCATTCGTCGTCTTCATCCAACTCTTCTTCGTCTTCCAGTTCTTCAGCAAGGTCGACCTCAGGCAGACCTGTAGCGATACTGGTAAGGATGGACAGGATACCGGCAAGGACGGAAGCCGATACGACCATCTGCCAGTTCACGTCTGCGAGCACCATAGCGGTACCGATGACCGATATGGCCGTCTGAGCCATTGTCCTGAGACATCTGATAAGAGTTGCTTTCATAAAGTCGTTCATAATACCCCTCCTGAACAAAAATGCCCCGCCGTGTGCACGCTCTTGTTTAGTGATGCTGTCGTGGGTTCCGACGGGGCTATTTATATCAAAACAGCGGGTAAGAATGAAAAAGAGGCCCGCCGCTTGATAACTAACTTTCAACTATTACAAGCATTGGGGCAAAGGTATAATAACTTCCTGTCCTGCCCCTTGCGTAAACGGATAGTTTTTGATTCGCTGTCAGTGATACATTTGACAGGTGATTGCTTTGGCAGTTATTTGACCAAGATGTATTTTCAGTACCATAGCCACTGCCATTAACATAGAGCCTTGTGCCCCATGTGTAACTTGTTGATGTGTTTGTCCTACCGCCTGACCAATAGATGTCATATGTGCCTGTCTTTGATACTGTCAAATCGCCAAGCACCTTTGTCAGCGATGATGAATTCGTCCTGCTTGTGCTTTGTAATACCTGCACATTCTTGGAACTGCCTGAGACATTGACCACCACAGAGGCAAGGCTTGTCACATCATATGTGTTATTGGTTGTAATGGTCTGACTTCCCTGCGGTCTGACATAGGTCATGTCAGTGTCTGTTGTGTCTTTGGCGATGATACCATTCACCCCTGAATATGTAGTGCCAAATATTTTTAGTGTGTCACTCATTTGATCACCGCCTTAATTGTAATTGGTGTAATTGATAACTATCACAGCATTTGGCTTGCATCCAATAGTGCAGAAATGATTGCCTGAGCCTGATGCTGAGATTGCAAGCTGTGTGCAGTCAGATGATTGACTTATGTTCAATGATGGCTGTGCCCACATATATGTTGATACAAAAGTCACCTGATATGCGTACTCAGCAGAAGTGTCGAGCCTCGGCACAGCATAACAACTGAGAGGATTGCTTGTGTAATCATATAGTGATGTTGTTGATGACACATAATCCTGACCGCTCGACATCTGCGCAACTACTCTAAAATAATTGGCATTTGCCTGTGTCATGTTCGCTCTTATCGTGACAGGGCATTCAGGTGTAGTGCCTCCACCGCCACCGCCTCCATCTTTTGACAGATGCAGATAGCCTGAAGCATCCTGTGTGATAGTGCCTCCACCTCCACCGCCTGAGCCTGTGCCTGTGATTTTGACATTATTCACATATGCTGTCTTGCCTGCAAGGATGTCTGATGCTGTTGCATCGGCATCTGTGGTGTCATCGAATTGCGCTGTGCCACCGCCCTGCTTTGGCAATTTGACAGCAGGAACTGCTGAATATGTCGCTCCCTGTAAAACAATATTTACCGCCATTTGACACCTCCTAAGAGATGCTGAGGATCTTTGTCACACCATCCTGAGAGATGGTAGCTGATGAAAGTGAGCCTGCCACACCAAAGATCGTGACACCTGACTTGATATTGCCTGCCACAAGGTCAGCATCCCCTGCTATGGTCTGTGTACCTGTCAGATACGTGCCTGACGATATGGTCTGATTGCTCGTACCAGGTGTTATTGTCGCTGCAGCCTTAGTTGTTACTGAAGCCGTAAGTGATACTGACGAATTGCCGGCCGTTCCGGAACTAACATAGCCGGCTGTCACGCTCGGTGTCACCGATACTGTCTTTGAGAGCGTAAGCGTGTTGGTTCCTGTTGAAACGCTCGCACTGGTCCCTGTGATGGAAGCCGGAGCCGTAGCGGAACCACTTGATACTGACTTGGTTGCGTTGCTGGAATAGTATCCGGCTGGAGCTGTTACTGTTGCCCCTGAGGCTGTCAGATCTGAAGAGGACTTGCTTGCGATGGTTCCTGTGTACTTGGTGCCGTTTGCATAAGCGGTATTTCCTGACAGCATTTTGTTTCCGCTGTCGAGGGTAGCATCTGACGTATCGTAGAACGCTGCTGTTCCAGATCCTGACTTTGGGATCTCGACGCTCGGTACGTCCTGATACGTTACGCCATTGATCACTACATTCTGTGCCATTTGTATTCTCCTTTATGAAACTGTAATAATTGAGCCGTTGTAGGTGATGAGCCCGTAGTTATTTGGTATTGGGTTTATGACGATATTGTCCGTGAGCACCCTGTTGGTGGTCTGAAGCGTCTGAGTCTGTTCTGACGGAGTCACCTCATATACGCCGTGATACTCTTTCTCGATACCAGCGCCGAAGTCGACATTGAACTCTTCCTCTTCCTGGAACGAGCAGTTGAACGAGTCGTCCTCAGCGAACGTGACATCAAAGTGACGTGATTCAAACTCTATCATGCCAAGACCTCATCATTGTTTACTGCTTTCACGCTTACCGTGAACTGCTTTGAGGCATAAGCCTTTCCACCTGTGGTCAGTACTCTCACCTGTGCGCTTACCGTACCGACCTTGAAGCGCTTTGTTTCCTCCTGCGTGAAGTTGATTATCACCGTGTCCTCGTCCAGTATCATTCCGGACGGAAGAGTGCCATGATCATATTCCTTCACGAGCTGTGCCGTACCCTGTGTGTACGATACCTGGATGACACTGCACTCGCTTGTGTCGAATGGCAGCGTAAAAGAGTGCTGTGGTGTTGTTACTCGATAAAATGACATAATGTCCTCCTATTTGTTGAGCTGTTCTTTCAGCTCGTCGATACGCTTCCACTGTGTGTCGTCGTCACGTTCCAGTACTGTGACCCGCTCGACGAGGTTGTTGTGCTTTTCGACTTTCTTCTCGAGCTGTTCGATCCTGTAGACCAGTAGCTTGCTGTTCATGAGCGCCACTATCACATTTGACAAGATAGCGAGCCCGCCTGTAATC